TAATAATTATGGTGGAAATAGTAATACACCAATGGGTACAAGTTTTGTTTGTTATTTAGATAGTCCAAACACAACATCTTCTGTTAATTATGATTTTAGAATTATTGATGACAGTAATGGTGTTCAAACAGTATATTGGAATATGTCATCATCAGGTAAATTTTCTAAAACAAGTTCAATGACATTAATGGAGATAGGTGCATAATGATATTAAAAGCAATACTTAAAATAAATCCAAATGCTAGAGTTGCTGTTACTGGCTCAGATATTAATAATTGTGAAATAGAATGGTATGAAGGTACTACACCAATAACTAAATCAGAAATAGAAACTATGATACCAATTGTAGAATTTGAAATGGCATTAGATGAATTAAGAGCCAAAAGAAATAAACTAATTGCAGAAACAGATTACCTTGCCTTATCTGACCAGACATTATCAGCAGAAATGACTACATATAGACAGGCATTAAGAGATATAACAAACGGAATAACAACGATAGAACAAGCAAACAATGTAACTTGGCCTACAAAACCATAATGGAAACTTGTATAAATATGAATAAGGAATAACAAATGGCAGCAATTATAACAAATAAATTTAGAATACACAATGCAGAACAATTTGTGGAATCATTTTCTGAAGCTTCGGGTAATACCTATTATCTCGCTATAGGAAGATCACAACCATTCGCAACCTCAACAAGACCAGATTTACGTACTGAAAATGAAGGTACAGATTCAGGTCCATTAACACCTGCCGATTCAATACAAGAACAGTTTTATTCCTATGATGATTTTTTATCAGCAAAAAGAATTACAAATACAGACATTTCTTATGTGATTGCAAGAAGAAATTGGACAACTGGTACTGTATATGATATGTACAGACATGATTATGGTAACAGAATTACTGGCACAACAACTACTAAAACCTCTAACAGCGGTGCTTCTTCATTATGGGATTCGACTTTTTATGTGATGAGTGCTGATTATAATGTTTACAAATGTTTAGATAATAATAGTGGGGCTGCTTCAACAGTAGAACCATCAGGAACATCTACATCAATTTTATCAACAGCAGACGGTTACCGATGGAAATATATGTACTCTCTATCGGCTTCTCAACAAACAAATTTCTTATCAACAGATTTCATGGCTGTTTCTACAAACTCTACGGTTTCATCATCAGCTACAGATGGTGCAATTAATATTGTTACAATCAAAACTGCAGGTTCAGGTGGAACAGATGGTACTCATACAGGTATAGCAATTAGAGGAGATGGTTCTTCAGGAACTGTTTCAGTTACAATTTCATCAGGTGCTGTAACAGCGGTAACAGTTACTAATCCAGGTTCAGGTTATACACATGGTTATATAAGAGTTGCAGACATTAATACAGCAGGTGGTGGTTCTTTATCTGGAACTGAATTAGATTGTATTATTGAACCAAAAGGTGGTCACGGATATAATGCTATACAAGAATTGGGTGGTTATTATGTAATGACAAATTTAAATTTTGAAGGTTCAGAAACATCTAACTCTGGTGACTTTACAACACAAAATGATTTTAGGAGAGTTGCTTTAATTAGAGATCCACAATCAGGAGGATCAGCAGCTACAGCAACAACTTTAAATGCTTTAAAGGCTGTTGTATTTGCTTCTTCACCAACACCTGGTACATTCCAAGTTGACGAAGAAATTAATCAGGCAACTACAGGTGCTGTTGGTAAGGTTGTTGAGTGGGATGCAACAAACAGAATTTTATATTACATACAAACAAGATTTAGTGATGAAGGTGCTGATAGTAATGGAAACAAAACAGCATTTTCAACAGCAGCAGTTATAACTGGTCAATCTTCTAGTGCAACAGGAACACCTGATACTTCAATTTCAGCAAGTGTTGACAATGTTACATTTTCAGGTGGTTATTCTACTGGTGAATTAGATGAAGATACTGGAGATATTTTATATATCGAAAATAGATCACCAATAACTAGAGCAGCTGACCAAACTGAAAACGTTAAATTAATAATTGAATTTTAGAGGGAAATAAATGCCAAGTCCAACAGACTTTAACCTCTCGCCTTATTATGATGATTTTACTGAAAGTAAAAAGTTTCATAGAATACTTTTCAGACCATCATTTGCTGTACAGGCTAGAGAGTTAACACAATCACAAACTATACTACAAAATCAAATTGAAAGAATGGGTGACCATTTTTTCAAACAAGGTGCCATAGTTATTCCAGGTCAAATAGGACTTGATACAAAATATCATGCTGTCAAACTAACATCAAAATCTGCTTCAAGTATTTCAGCTTATATTAATACAACTGTAACAGGCGGCACTTCAGGTGTTGTTGCTGAAGTTATTGGTGTTGCAACTACAGACGGTACGGATCCTGATACTTTATATGTTAAATATAACAAAACAGGAACAGATAATACGGTTGCTGTTTTTTCAGATGGCGAAACCATAACTTCAAATGGAACAGGAAATCCGACAGCAGTTGTAAATACAACAGCTACAGGTTCTGCTGTTTCAGTTCAACAAGGTATTTACTACATTAATGGTTTCTTTGTACAAGTTGATTCTCAAACTTTAGTATTAGACAAATACACAAATACACCATCATACAGAATTGGTTTTACAGTTACAGAATCTTTTGTAACTTCAAATGATGACGCAACATTAAATGATAATGCTGCTGGCTCATCAAACGCAAATGCTCCAGGAGCTCACAGATTTAAAATTTTACTAACACTTGCAAAGAAAACATTATCATCTACTGAAGATTCAAACTTTTTTGAATTAATGAGAGTTGAGAATGGTAAAATTAAATCACACGCAAGATCAACTGATTATAATATTTTAGAAGATACTTTAGCAAGAAGAACTTTTGATGAATCAGGAGATTATGTTTTAGTCAATCCTGACTTTGATGTAAGAGAACATTTAATATCAGGCACAAATAGAGGAATTTACACAGCAGCTGAAGGTGGGTTATCTTCAAAATTAGCAATTGGTATTTCACCTTTTAAAGCATATGTGAAAGGTTATGAATCTGAAGTTTTAACTACTACTTTTATTGATGTGGATAAAGCAAGAGATTTTGAAACTGCTAATAATCATAAAACAAGATTTAACGTAAAAAACTACGTTAACGTAACAAACGTTTACGGTACACCAGATATTGCATTTGTTTCTGGTGATGTAGAAGCATTTAAAACAGTTAATCTATATGACACACCAACAAGTGTTAGGGGAACTGAACAATCAACCGTTGGTACAAGTGTACCTCAAATTGGTCGTGCAAAAAGTAAAGGTTTTGAAAAAGTATCAGGCACAGATACAAACGATATTTTATCAACATCTTCTATATTCAGACATTATCTATTTGATATAGAAATGTTTACACATTTAACATTAACAACTTCAGTAACATTTACAACAGGTGAAATCGTTTCTGGATCTACTTCAGGTGCAATTGGTATTGTTCAAGGTAATACAGCAACAACATCAACAACTGTAGCTTCTTGTAATACAACAGCTGCTCCTAATGGTGCTGGAGTATTTACTCAATCTGCTCACGGATTTAAAGATGGCCAAATTGTTAATGTATCGGGTGGAACTATGCAAGTTAACTCAACAGCATATACTGAAGGAAATTATGTAATTAGAAATACAACAACAAATACTTTTGAATTATATGAAACTGACGGAACAACACCAGTTGTTGTAACATCTTTTTCATCTAGTCCAACTTTTGAAAATACAGTTGTTGTTGTTTCAAATGTTAGAAGAAGTTTCATAGCAGGTGAAGTAATATCAGGACAAACATCAAATGCTTCAGGTACAATTCAGTCAGATATATTAGGTTACAAAGGTGTAAGAACAAGAGAAATTTCTGCTGTTAAACAAATTGGTATGGCAGGTTCACCAGCTTATACTGCTGATACAGTTTTAGATTCTACATATGGAGAAAACACAATTTTAATTGGTAACATATCAGTTTCAAATTCAGACGCAACTGTTTTAGGTAAAGGAACAAACTTTGTTAACGATATAAAAATAGGAGATCAAATTACATTTACAAATGACGCAGGTTCAACTGTAACAGGTAAAGTTAAATATGTAGTTTCACAAAATGAATTGGAATTAGAAAGTTCGGTAGGAGCTTCAGATGTAACTACAGCTGGTATTTTAACAAGACAAAGAGCTAAACTTACAAATCCAGAAAACAATATTTCTATATTTAAACTACCTCACGTAACAGTTAAAACATTAAAAACAACTGCAAACGGTGGCGCTACAGATACAAACTTTAATATAAGAATACAAAGAACTGCTACATTATCGTCAAATGGTGACGCTACAATTACTGCTGGAACAAATGAAACGTTTGCGGGTTTAGCAACAGATGATTATGCTGTTTCAATTATGACAACAGGTGCTGGTACAACAGGTGCTGTAGGTGATGTTTTACAATTAGAAGGAAATAACCACGAAGGTGATCCGATCTTTGTATTAGGAGGTTCGCCAACAGGTAAAACATTAACACTAGACTTTGGTGAAGATTTAAGAGGACACAAAATTAAAATTTATGCAACAGTACAAAGAACAGTTGCCGATTCAAAAACAAAAACATTAAATTCAAATGAAACCGTTGATATTACTTCACAAACAATTATTGAAGGTGGAACTATAGGATTGGGCAAAGCAGATGTTTATAGAATTAACAATGTTTATATGTCAGGTAGCTTTGGTGCAAATGCTACAAGTTCAGATACAGATATTACAAGTAGATTTAATTTAGATACAGGTCAAAGAGATAACTTCTACGACATTGGACGATTACAATTAAAACCAGGTGCAATCAGGCCAACAGGTCGATTGCTTGTTGATTTTGATTATTTCTCACACGGTTCTGGAGATTACTTTGACGTAGATTCATATTCAGGTGTTATTGATTATGAAAACATTCCAAGTTATACTTCAGATACAACAGGACAAACTTTTCAATTAAGAGATTGTTTAGATTTTAGACCACGTGTTGATGACGCAACAACTATCAATTCAGGATATTCAGATAGAAGTTATGATGGTACTGGTGCTTCGACTGTTAACGTTGTACAATTTAATTCAGATGTAACTACTGACTTTGAATATTACTTAAACAGAATAGATAAAATTTTTATCACAAGAGATGGTCAATTAAAAGTAGTTAAAGGTGCTTCAGCAGTTAATCCATTAACACCAGGTAATTTAGAAGGACATTTACATTTAGCCACATTAAATATACCTTCTTATACTTTAAATACAGATCAAGTTGTTGTTACTAAACAAGATAATAGAAGATTTACAATGAGAGATATTGGTCGTTTAGAAAAACGAATCCAAAATATTGAATACTATACTCAACTTTCATTATTGGAAGCTGATGCACAATCTTTACAAATACAAGACGCAGATGGCTTTGATAGATTTAAAAATGGTTTTGTTGTTGACAATTTCACAGGTCATAATGTGGGTGATGTTGGAAATAATGATTACAAATTATCTATTGATAGAGGTAGAGGAGAGGCAAGAACTCCTTTCAATGAAGATATTATTGAATTGGAAGAAGTAGATGATGACGGTACTGCAATTACTTCAACAGATAGAACAGCAGGAAATTATCAGTTAACAGGTGACCTAATAACATTGCCTTATACTGAAACTACTGTAATTGAACAACCATTTGCTACAAAAACCGAAAACTTAAATCCTTTCTTTGTATTTAATTGGATTGGAAATATAGATTTAGATCCTCCTTTAGATGAATGGAAAGAAACTGAAAGAGCTCCAGATTTGGTTGTCAATTTAAATGGTACTTTTGATAATATCGCTAGGGAATTAGGATTGACTAATTCAAATATCTCATCAATACCTTTTGGTACAGAATGGAATGAGTGGCAAGATCAATGGTCAGGTAATCCAAGAACGGATAGAGTTAACGATACATTAACTACAAGTGTAGATGTTGTACAAACAAGAAGTGGTATTAGAACAGATTTAGTACCACAAACAGTCACACAAAGTTTAGGAGATAGAGTTGTTTCAGTAAACTTTGTTCCATTTATTAGAAGTAGAGATATTACTTTTGAAGCCTACGGTTTAAGACCGAACACACAAGTTTATCCTTTCTTTGATAATATAGATGTGTCTTCATATGTAACACCAGATGAAGGAGAGATAGGTGGAAATTTAATATCAACTCCAAATGGTTATGTCAAAGGAGTTTTTTCTATACCTGATCCTAAAACAGATTCAAATCCAAGATGGAGAACAGGTAATAGAGTATTCAGATTAACAAGTTCAGATACAAACGCTGATTTAACAGCATCACCAACAGCAACATCAGCTGAAGCGGATTATTCAGCAAAAGGTTTACAAGAAACTGTAAGAGATGTAATTGCTTCAACAAGAGAAGCTACTGTTGTAAGAACAACTGTTTCTCAAAATAGAAATACAACTAGAGTTATAAGAACAGTACAAATAGAACAGAATAATGGTAATGGTGGTGATCCACTTGCACAATCATTTATTATTGATGAAAATGATGGAGTATTTGTAACAAGTATTAATGTTTACTTTGCAACTAAATCAGATACAATTCCTGTAAGAGCAGAAATTAGAAATATGGTAAATGGCTATCCAGGAACTACAATCTTACCTTTTGCACGTAAGTATTTAAATCCTTCATCCGTAAATACAAGTACAGATGGTTCAGTAGCAACCACATTTACTTTTAATTCACCAGTTTATTTACAAGAAGGTACAGAATATTGTATCGTATTATATTCAGATTCACAAGACTATACAGTTTATGTAGCAAGATTAGGTGGCACAGTTATTGGTTCTGATAGAACAGTATCAAAACAACCTGCAATGGGTGTATTATTTAAATCTGCTAATAATAGAACATGGTCAGCAGAACAAATGGAAGATTTAAAATTCACAATGAAGAAAGCAGTATTTGATACCTCTTCATCAGGAACATTAACACTTTCAAATGCTGTATTGCCTACAAAAACTTTAGGATCAAATCCAATTAGAACATTTAATGGTTCTGGTGTAATTAGAGTATTCCATAAAAATCACGGAATGCATTCCACAACAGATAATGTCACAATTGCTGGACTTTCATCAGGTACTTACAATGGTATTGCACACTCGGATATAAATGGAACATATACAAGCATTTCAAACATTACTTTAGATAGTTATGACGTTACAACTTCAGGTACAGCGACAGCAACTGGAGATGTAGGAGGTTCTACAGTTACAGCAACACAAAATAGATTATTTGATGTATTACAATTACAAATTGGAAATTTGGTACATCCAGGCACAACGTTATCATCTACATTAAGAACAACATCAGGTAAATCTGTACACGGTTCAGAAACAGCATTCATAAGACAGACTGCAACACAAGCTAAAGGTGTTGTATTGGGTGATAATATTTACTTTGATAATCCTAGATTGGTTGCTAATGAAGATAATGAAAAGAATGAAATTGGTTCAGCTGCAACTACAAGATATGGTAACCAAGCTATGTTTGTTAACTTAACTATCAGTTCTTCAAATGCTAACTTATCACCTGTAATAGATTTAAAACGAGTTAATGCTTTTGCAATTTCAAATAGATTAAATAATCCTACTGTGTCTTCTACAGATACATTTACTGGAGATGGTTCAACAACTGCATTTACTTTATCAGGTACTCCATCAAGTGTACATTTATTGGCCGTTAAAAAAGACGGTAAAAAATTACAACCAGTAGATGACTTCACAGTTGCAGGCACAACTTTAACTTTAGATAATGCACCTGCAATTGGTTCTAAAGTTGTTGTAAAAATTACTAACACAGTAGATTACGAAGATGATACAGCTTGTGGTGCTGTATGTTTTGGTTCATCTGCTGGTTCTTATATAACTAAACCAATTAACTTGGCAAATCCTTCTACTGCTTTAGACGTGAGAATAGCTGCAAGTGTTAGATCAACTTCATCTATTGAAATGTATTACAGATTATCAGGCGGAGAAGAAACAAGAAGAATAGAAGATTTACCATATACACCATTTAATACAGATGGTTCTTCAGATACAACTATTGATCCTTCAAATGGTGATGTTGTATTAGATAATGATTTTAAAGATTACAAATTTAGTGCAAGTGGATTACCTGAATTTACATCTTTCCAAATTAAGATTGTATTTAAAGGAACTAATTCAGCTCTACCTGCAAGACTAAAAGATTTAAGAGCAATTGCTTTGGCGGTATAATATGAAAGTAAAAGTTGAAGGACATGAAAACTTACTAAGAGATATTAAATCAAATGCAATTATTAACACAAATATTTCTGATTTTAAATTATATATGAATAGAAAAAAAATGAGAGAAAAAGATGCTGATGAAATTAGGAATGCATGTAAAGAGATAAATAATTTAAAGAAAGAATTGTACGAAATTAAAGAATTAATAAAAAATTTAGGTAAAAAATAATGGCTATAAGATCAGTTGCAACAACAGATACAGTTGAAGGTTTTAGAACAACTTTCAATAATTTAGGAACAGACGTAGGAGATTTAAATAATCTTAATACTGTTGAACAAGGTAGTATTGTTGGTGCATTAAACGAAGTTTTAACTGCAACATCTACTTTTACAATAAGAGATGAAACTTCATCTGTTCAAACTATAGGAAACAATGATACGCTAAATATATTAGGAGATACTAATATTACCGCATCCGTTTCCGCTACGGATAGATTGACTATTTCTTTAAATTCTAGTATAACTGGACTAACGAATATAACAGCTACTGGAACAATAGAAGGAGCTGCGATTACCGAAAATGGTATAAGAGTAGCAACAAAACCTTTTGCAATTGCTCAGGCAATAGCTTTAGGATAAAATATAAATAATTGATAGGAATTTAGATAATAAAAACTAAAACTATTATAAATAGATTAAAGAGGATAACTAATGGCTAACGATTTTAAAAGATTTACTGCACAAAGTGTTTCAGACAATTCAGGAGCATCTGGTGATGTTGTTTATACAGTACCAGCTGGTTCGGATTCATCAGCGTTAGAATCAATTGTAATCGGTATAAGTATTTCAAATAAAACTGCTTCAGATACTACAGCAGAAATATTTTTAGATTCTTATTCAGGTTCAGGTGATGACGCATACATTGTAAAAGGTATTTCAATACCTGCAAATACAAGTGTTGAGCTGATGTCAGGAAACAAAATAGTTCTTCAAAACAATGGAACAACTGGTGATATTCTAAAAGCTTCTAGCGGAACTGCTAGTGCTTTAGATGTTGTTGTTTCTGTTTTAGAAGATGTGTAATAAACATATAAGTAAAAGAGATTAAGGATAAAAAATGGTAAGATATATACCCGAAACCAAAGCACCGACTAATATAGTTAGAAGAAGCTATACTGGTGATGGATCTACGACTAACTTTACTGTTACAGCGGGATCTAAAGTGAATGATGTTTACGTTGACATTAACGGTATCATGCAATTACCTACAACAAACTATACTATATCTGGAACTACATTAACTTTTGATGAAGCTCCTGCGAATGGATATAGTATTCATATCATAGAATATCCAATTTAGGGGAGGATAAATAATTGTATGCCAAGAAAAATTAGAGAAAATAATACAGGATTTGATTCTGACACAACTCAACTAAGAGTTCCTAAAGGAACAACAGCACAAAGACCATCTTATACAGCTGGTACTAATGCTGGTGCTATAAGATTTAATACTACAGATGGAACACTTGAACAATGGGACGGAAATTCTTGGTTTCAAATTGCAGCTAATCCTGAAATTACAGGTGCAACTTCTTCAACATTAGGATTAAACGAAGATGATAACGCTGTTGTAACTATAACAGGTACTTCATTATCTTCAGTAAATTCAGTTACATTTATAAGAAATTCAGATACAACATTATTATCTACAGCAGCTACAGTTTCAATTGTTGATGATACAACAATTACAGCTACATACGATTCTACCGATTTTACTGGTGAAGCTGGTAATGATATTGATATAAAAGTTACTACAGCTTCAGGAAAAACATCTACACTATCCCGAGCATTTACAATTTCTGCCGATCCAGTATGGACAAAAGCTGCAGGTTCTTTAGCTACAATTGCAGACGGAAGTAGAACAGGTGTTTCAATTACAACAGGCGCTACGGTAGTAGGTGGCGATACAATTTCATACGAATTAACAAGTGGTTCACTACCAGGTGGATTAACTTTAAACGCTTCAAGTGGTACAATTTCAGGTAACGCTAGTGTTGTTAGTACACAAACAACATATACATTTACTTTAACTGCTTTTACACTAACAGTTGACTCTGCTGTAAGAAGAACAGCTAGAGAATATTCAATTACAATTGGAGCTCCATCTATTTCTTGGACAACTTCAGCTGGTTCATTAGGTACTTTATCAAATGGAAATAGAGCTGCATCAGCTTTAACAACATCTACACTTGTTGCTTCAGCTTCAAGCGGTACAATAGCATATAACATAACAACAGGTGCATTACCTTCAGGTTTAAGTTTAAACACATCTACAGGTGCTATTACAGGTACAGCTGCTCAAGTTGGTACAAATACAACATCTAGTTTTACAGTAACAGCTTCTGCTACAGGTTCATATGTGGGTTCAATTTCAGAAGCAAGAGCATTTTCAATTTTAGTAGAAGCTCCAGTTGTTGCTACATATACATCTTCAGGTACATTTAGTGTACCATCAGGTGTATCTACAGTTGACGTATTAATCGTTGCTGGTGGCGGCGGTGGTGGTGCTCAAGGTAACGGTGCTCAAGCTGAAAGATGTGGAGGCGGTGGTGCTGGTGGTTTAATTTATAAACCAGCTCATGGTGTTTCTCCAGGTTCTTCAATTAGTGTAACTGTAGGAAATGGCTCAGGTCCTTCTCCATTAAATAACAACCACGGTGGTCCTAACGGTGACCAAGGTGGTCCTTCAATTTTTGATAGCTTAACGGCAATAGGTGGCGGACACGCTGCTTCAGGTGCTGGAGGTTCAGGTGGAGGTGTTAGAGGTCCTGGATCAGGTGCTGGTGGACCAGGTCAACAACCTGCACAAGGAGGAGATTCAGGAACTTACGGATTTGGAAATCCAGGTGGCGGTTATCTTGGACAACAAGGTGGCGGTGGCGGTGGCGCTAGTCAAGCTGGACAAGGTGTTCGAGGTGGTGACGGAAGATCATACTCTATTAGTGGTTCATCTGTAGAATACGCTGGAGGAGGCGGAGGATACGGTGGTAACGGTGGAAACGGTGGCGGAGGATCATATAACGGTGGTTCTGCTACTGCGAATAGAGGTGGCGGTGCTGCTGGAGGACATCAAACTCCTGCTGGTTCTGCTGGAAAAGGTATAGTTATCGTTGCTTACTAAATAATTTTTTATATTATATTGAAAGGTAAATTATGAATGAAAATAATACAATTGATTTGGATAAAGAAGTTACTCAGGAAGAATCTTATAAAGGTTTGTTAGATACTTCAATGATTACCGAAGAAGGTAAAAAAATAGCTTCTCATATTATTGAAAAATTTATTGAAAGCAATAACCTACAGAACGTTAATCCAGCAATACTAAAATCACTTATCGTAAAAGAATTTGGTCTAAAAGAAAAAGAAACTGTAAATTTTAGACAAACATATTTTTTTAGTAAATTTTCAAAATTTATTACTAGAATGGGTGTGTCATTAGCAGGTCATATCGAAAAAGAAGATAAGAAAATACCAATCATTAATATGACTGTTGCTGTTGATGAACTTGACCTAATGGTTAAAGAAGTGATAAATGAAGAAGTAGAAAAAAAATTAGAAGAATTAAAAACTAACAAATAAATAATATTATGAGTGAAAAAAAAGATATTATACTTATAGATAATAAAGAATATAAACTTGATGATTTGTCAATACCTTTAAGAAATACGATTGCAGCTAGACAAGAAATACAGCAATCAAAAGTAAGGCATGAGTTGGAACTAGAAAAAATTGATGTCTTAACTGATTATTACAATAAAAAGATAAAAGAGGAAATTGATAAATTAAATGGCAGCAGTAGCGAATCTTAAAATAGACCAAGGTGCAAGTTTTAGTTCGGATGTAACTGTAACAAATACAGACGGCGACGCTGTAGATTTATCAGGTTACACAGTAACAGCTAGAATGTCAAAAGACTATGGTTCTTCAACATATACTACAATAACCTCTAATATTGCAGCTGACCCTACTACAGGCGTTATTACTTTATCTTTAACAAATTATCAAACATCAAATTTAGACGCTCCAGCAAGATATGTGTATGATGTTTATATTACACAAACCTCAACTAGCACGGTAACAAGGGTTATTGAGGGAATTATTACTATAAATCCAAAAGTTTAATAGTTCTTCAACATATTTTCATTATAAATATTACAAAAGAGAGAGGAACCATCAAATGGTTAAAGCAGTTATTAATCAAACTGGAGGTGTTAGAGCAAATATCAACTCTAGTAATTCACAGGGACCACAACAGGTTTCTGTACAAGTGCCTAGTACAAATATTAACTTATCAAACGTTAATAGATTAAGAAGCTTAACAGATGTAGATTCAACAACTTTGAATGATGGAGCCTTATTACAGTATGACGCTACTAGTGATAAATTTATAACAAAAAATAACATTGATACAGATACAGGAATTATTGTATTCAATGGAGGAAGTTTTTAGGGAGAAATAAATGGCAACAATTATTCAGATTAAAAGAAGTTCAAATACAACCGCTCCTTCTACTTTAAAACTAGGTGAATTAGCATATACATATGGTACTGGTACACAAGGAAATTTAGGAGATAGGTTATTTATAGGAGAAGGCGGCGTTGACGCTAACGGAGATGCCAATAACGTAACGGTAATCGGTGGTCAGTATTTTGCTGATAAATTAGATCACGCTGACGGAACATTAACAGGAAATTCGGCATTAACAGTAGATTCAAATTTAGCAATTGATACACTAAACGTAGGAAATTCAACTACTGTAGGTGGTACAATTAAATTTAATGAAGGTACAAATAACGGTTCAAATTTTATTGCGTTAAAATCTCCCAATGACGTAACAACTTCAACAACCTTTGTTTTACCAAATGGTGATGGATCTTCAGGACAATTTTTAACTACAGACGGTTCAGGTAATTTATCATTTTCAACAGTAACTCAAACTCTCTCTATAGCTGCTGATACTGGTTCAAATGATTCTGTAAGTACAGGTGAAACAATAACTTTCACTGGAGATACAGGTATTACAACAACTGTTTCTGACAACACAATAACAATTGATTTAGATGATACAGCGGTAACTCCAGGCACATATGGTTCATCTTCAGCAATTCCAACTTTTGTAGTTGATCAACAAGGTAGAATTACATCTGCTAGTACAACAAACGTTGCTACAACATTAACTATCGTTGATGAATCTTCAACTGCTACAACAATCAATTTATTAAATGATACTTTAAAGTTAACAGGTGGTTCAGGTATAACTACAGTAGCTTCTGGTGACACAATTTCTATTAACTTAGATTCAAATATTGTAACCGAAGATTCAACTGACACATTAACTAACAAAACTATTGATTTAGATTCAAATACTATAACAGGTACATTTGCTGAATTTAATACAGCTGTACAGGATGCTACTTTAGTTTCTACAACAGGTACTGAAACACTTACAAATAAAACTATTGATAGTGCTAGTAACTCATTAACAGTTGACTTATCAGAAGCAACAGTAACAGGTACTTTTGCTGAGTTTAATACTGCTGTATCAGACGCAACATTAGTTTCTACAACAGGAACAGAAACACTTACAAATAAAACTATTGATAGTGCTAGTAACTCATTAACATTAGATTTATCTGAAGGTACTTTAACAGGTACTACGGCTGAATTTAATACAGCATTAAGTGATGGTTCTTTTGCTACATTAGCAGGAACAGAAACACTTACAAATAAAACAATAGACGCTTCTAACAATACTTTATCAAATATTGGTAACTCTTCGTTAACAAATTCATCTATCACAATTGGTTCTGATAGTGTATCATTAGGTGCTACACAAACAGACTTAAATGGTATCACATCAGCTGATATTGATAATATAACAATTGATGGTAATACAATTTCAACAACAGATTTAAATGGTGATTTAATTTTAAACCCTAACGGTACAGGTGATATTGATGTTAATAGTAGTAAAATTATTAATGTTGCAACTCCAACTGCTGATAATGACGCTGCCAACAAAGCATATGTTGACGGTGTTGTAAATGGTTTAGATGTAAAAGAATCAGTATCAGTCGCTACAACAACAAATTTAACAGCAACATATAATAATGGTGCAGGAACTTTAACAGCTAATTCAAATGGTGCTTTATCAATTGATGGTGTAACACCAAGTGAAGGTGCTAGAGTTCTTATTAAAGATCAAACTACACAAACACAAAACGGTATCTATGTAGTAACTACTGTAGGTGACGGTTCAACAGCATTCGTATTAACTAGAAGTCCAGACGCTGACACAGCTTCTGAATTAACTGGTGGTACTTTCTTCTTTGTAGAACAAGGTACAAATAATGCTGACAATGGTTATGTTGCAACTCACAATGGTACACCAACCTTTGGTGTTACAAACATCACCTTCTCACAATTCTCTGGCGCAGGTCAAATTAGTGCTGGCGATGGTTTAACTAAAACTGGTAATCAATTAGATGTACAAGTAGATGATAGTTCCATTGAAATTTTTAGTGATTCTTTACAAGTTAAAGCTTTAGGTATCACAAATGCTATGTTAGCTGGTTCAATCGCAAATGATAAACTTGCAGGTTCAATTACAAATAATAAACTTGTAAATTCAACTATTACTTTTGCAGATGACTCTTCAACAATATCAACAGTATCGCTTGGTGGTGTTTTAACAATTTTAGGTGGCGAAGGTATGGACGCTACATTTAATGGTGATACATTAACAATATCTGGTGAGAATGCTTCAACATCAAATAAAGGTGTTGCTTCATTTAGTTCAGATAACTTTATAGTTAGTTCTGGTGCTGTTAGTGTTTCTAGTATTGATGGTGGAACATTTTAATAATTAATAGAAAGTTTAATAATGGCTTCTGTAATTAAATTAAAAAGAACAACAACTGCTAGCAGTGTACCAACAACTTCAGATTTGGTTGATGGTGAAGTTGCTGTAAATATAGCAGACAGAAAAATTTATGTTCGCAATGGAGCAAGTATTGTAGAAGTTGCTAATAATACTTCTAGTTCTGCTTTAGATTTAACAAATGTTTCTACTAATATTGTACCAGATTCAGATGCTCAAAGGGATATTGGTACTATACAAAGTATCTTTGATGAAATTTTTGGTTATGATGTAATTGCATTAAAAGACACTTATAGAGGATGTAAAGTTTTTACAAATAGTGGAGGATTATCAACTTCACAAACACTATTTAAATTTAAACTAAATACAGTAGGTTCAAAATTTGATCAAGTATATACAAGTTCAGGAGGATTAGGAAGTGCGGCTATCTCAATACCTAGCAATTTTAATGATGATAACCCAGCTTTTTTATTTTAATAGATGGCAGAAAAAACACCAATTAGACTAGTATTTACCAGTGGAACCCCAACAGGTATTGCTGAATATCAATCAGGCGATACAATAGGAAATTCATTTCTTACAAATCCTAATTTTACTTTAGTTGATGATAGTTCAACTTCAACAACAATCTCTCTAGGAGAAACACTAAAAATAACAGGAACAGGTGGAATAACCACATCATTATCAGGAGATGTTTTATCGATTTCAGTTGATGGTTCTATTGTAACTGAAAGTTCTGCCGACACATTAACTAATAAAACTATAAGTGGATCTTCAAACACCTTATCTGATATTGGTAATTCATCACTAACTAATAGTACAATTACAGTTGATGGTGATAGTGGATCACAAGCTATTGATTTAGGAGATACTTTAACAATTTCTGGAGATACTGGAATTACAACTTCAGTTTCAGGAGATTCAATATCAATTGATTTAGATGACACAGCAGTAACTCCAGGTTCATATGGTTCTACTACTGCTATACCTGTCATAACGGTAGATCAACAAGGAAGATTAACAAACGTAAGCACAAGTAATATTTCTACAGTATTAACAGTAGTTGATGATAGTTCAACAAGCGCTTCTATTAATTTATTAAATGATACTTTAAAAATATCAGGAACTTCTAATGAAATTGAAACATCTATTTCGGGTGATACACTTTCAATAGGCCTTCCTAATAATGTTACAATAGGTAATAATTTATCAGTTACAGGCAATGCAACAATATCAGGAGATTTAACAGTAAATGGAACAACAACAACTGTTAATTCTAGTACGATAGAAATAACAAATTCATTTACATTTGAAGGTTCAACAGCGGACGCATACGAAACAGTTTTAGGTGTAGTTGATCCTACAGCAGATAGAACAATTAATTTACCAGATGCTACGGGTACAGTAGTATTAAAAGATACAACTGATACATTAACTAATAAAACTATTAATAGTGCTTCAAACACAATTACAATTACCGAGTCAAACATTTCTGACTTACAAAGTTATATACTTGCTGATTCAACTGACACATTAACAAACAAAACATTTGACGCAAATGGTACAGGTAACTCCATATCCAATATTGAAGTTGCTGATTTTGCTTCAGGTGTTGTTGATACAGATTTATCAAGTGTATCCGCTAATGATGATACTCTTGCTTCAGCAAAAGCAATTAAAACTTATGTTGACAGTCAAGTTACAGCACAAGATTTAGACTTCCAAGGTGACTCTGGTGGTGCATTATCAATTGATTTAGATAGTGAATCATTAACAATCGCTGGAGGAACTGGTATTGACACTTCAGGTTCTGGAAATACTTTAACTGTTGCTATTGATAGTTCAGTAACAACAAATACAGGTAGTCAAACACTTACAAATAAAGTTATTGATACTGCTTCAAACACAATCACAGTTGTTGAGGCTGATATTTCGGATTTACAATCTTATATACTTGCTGATAGTACAGACACTTTAACAAACAAAACTATCAATTTAACATCAAATACGTTAAGTGGTACTACTGCTGAATTTAATACAGCATTAAGTGATGGTTCTTTTGCTACATTAGCAGGTTCTGAAACATTAACAAATAAAACTTTAACAACACCTGTCATTAGTTCAATTTCAAATACTGGAACATTAACACTACCTACATCAAGCGATACTTTGGTTGGTAGAGATACAACTGATACATTAACAAACAAAACTATTAATAGTGCTTCAAACACGATTACGATTACTGAATCAAACATTTCTGACTTAGGTGCTTATATCACTGCTTCATCAACAGATACATTAACGAATAAGTCAGGTAATATATCACAATGGACTAACGATAGTGGTTATTTAACTACTGAAACTAATGATTTAACATCAGCTGTTACTTGGGCAAATATTCCAGACGCAAATGTTCCTCAATCAGCAGTTACACAACACCAAGCGGCGTTAAGTATCACCGAAAGTCAAATAAGTGATTTAGGTGCTTATATAACAGCTTCTAGTACAGATACATTAACTAATAAAACAATTAATGGTTCTCAATTAGTAGATGGTTCAGTCGCAAATGCTAAATTAACCAATTCATCAATCACAGTTTCAGATGGTTCTAATTCTACTGCTACATCTTTAGGTGGTACAATTACTTTTTCTGGTACAGCAAATGAAATTGAAGTTGGTGAAAGTTCTGGTACAATTACTATTGGATTACCTAATGATGTTACAATTGGAAATAATTTAACAGTTACAGGTGATTTAACAGTCAATGGTACAACTACAACAGTTAATTCTACAACACTTACAGTAGATGATAAAAATATAGAATTAGGTTCTACTGCTTCACCTACAGACACATCTGCTGATGGTGGTGGTATTACATTAAAAGGTACTACAGATAAAACATTTAATTGGGTAGATTCTACAGATTCTTGGACATCATCTGAGCATTTAGATTTAGCAACAGGTAAAGAATTTAAAATTAATAGTTCAACTGTATTAACTTCATCACAAGTTTTAGGTAAATCATTACCATCAGGTGATGTAATTGGAACAAGTGATACACAAACACTTACAAATAAAACAATTAGTGGATCTTCAAACACTTTATCCAATATTGATAATGCGTCTTTAACAAATTCGACCATTACTGTATCTGGTGATAGTGGTTCACAAGCTATTGATTTAGGAGATACTTTATCTGTAAATGGTGATACTGGTATTACAACAACTGTATCAGGCGATACTATTTCTATAGATTTAGATGACACAGCAGTAACTCCAGGTTCATATGGTTCTGCTACAGAAATTCCTACCTTTACAGTTGATCAACAAGGTAGAATGACAGCGGTTGGCATAGCTAATGTTGCGTCAAGTTTAACAATTGTTGACGATAGTTCAACAAGTGCTACAATATCATTATTAAACGATACTTTAAAAATAGGTGGAACTTCTAATGAAATTGAAACATCTATTTCAGGTGATAATTTAATTATTGGACTACCAGATGATGTTACTGTAGGTAACGATTTAACTGTATCAAATGATTTATCGGTAACAGGAGCTACAGTATTAAAAGGTAATGTAACAATAGGTCAAAATACAGGAGATTCTACCGAAGATTCTATTACTGTAAATGGTAGATTTGTTTCTAATTTAGAACCTATGGCTACTGTAACTTATGACTTAGGTTCACCAAATAGAAGATGGAGAGATTTATATTTATCTGGTAATACTATTGATCTTGCAGGAGCAACTATTTCTGGAGACGGAACAGGTTCGATTACTATTTCTGCTTCTGGTGCTATTTTACCACAAGGTTCAAAAATAGGTAGTGATACAATTGCATCAGCTGATGCTAGCGGTGCTGCTGTACGAAATGTACCTTTTTATACAAATTCAGGTGGCTTAGTTACTGCTGCTAAAAATTTCAAATTTAGTGCAGGCTCAAATGCTACGGTATTTCAATCAAATCAAACATTTACATTAGCAAATGGTTTTAACACTCAAACATTAGCATTGTTTGTATTTTAATGCTAAAGTATTATAAATAGAATAAGGAGATTAATAAATGACGGCAAAAATACCTATTAGAACAGTCTTTGATGGAGATGGCAATGCTACAGGTTTAGCAGAATTTCAATCAGGCGAGTTTGTAGATTACTCATACGGAGGAACTGGTCTAACAAGTTTAGGATCAGCAGGTCAAGTTTTAAAAATTAACTCGGGCGGTACAGCTTTAGAATATGGAAGCGTTGAAGCGGTCATTAATATTGATGGAGCAACAGATTTAACAGGTAGTACACTTACTGCTACGGATTTACTTTTAATATCTGATGGCGGTACTGAAGGAAGAGTCGAATTAGGACAATTAGACACTTTATTTTCAGGATCTACAAAATCACTTACTAATAAAACAATAGACTTATCTAATAATACTTTAACAGGTACTGTAGCTGAATTTAATATCGCTTTGAGTGATGGAGATTTTGCAACACTTGCTGGTTTTGAATCATTAACTAATAAAACAATTGATAGTTCAAATAACACCATTACAATTACTGAAGCAAACATTTCTGATTTACAATCATACCTAACAGCAGAAACAAATGATTTAACATCAGCTGTTACTTGGGCAAACGTTCCTGACGCAAATATAACTCAAAGTTCAGTAACACAACACCAAGCTGCTTTATCAATTACTGAATCACAAATTAGTGACTTAGGTGCTTACATTACTGCTTCATCTACTGATACATTAACTAATAAAACAATTAGTGGAGCTTCAAACACATTATCTGGTTCATTTTCAGGAATTACAAGTTTAACTGCTACAACACTAACAGACGGTACAGCTACTTTAACAAGTGGTTCACTATCTGGTATTGTTAATATTACAGCTTCGGGTACTATTAATGCTACTTCGGATATACAGGTTAACGGAAATTCAGTTGCATTAAAACCTTTCGCTATTGCTCAGGCTATTGCATTAGGATAATCTCTATTTTACTCTTATAAATATACCAGATAACAAAAAGGTATAATTAAAAGGTATAATTATGGCAACGCCAAGCACCAGAGAAACATTAAAACAATATGCTTTGAGAGCATTAGGTAAACCAGTCATAGAAGTCAATGTAGCTGATGATCAGCTAGAAGACAGAATTGATGAGGCATTACAATTCTTTGCTCAATATCATTATGACGGTATTGTTAGAACATACCTAAAATATAAATTAACATCAGCTGACAAAACTAGATTGTCTGCTACTAATCCAGCTACTGAAACTGCTACACAAAATAGTGTAACAACTACTTGGTATGAAGACAACAATTTTTTAGTTGTACCAGAATCAATAGTATCTGTTATCAACATATTTCCCTTTTCAGACAACGCAAATTTAAATTTATTTGATGTAAGATATCAATTAAGATTAAATGATCTATATGATTTTTCATCAACTTCGGTTATCAACTATGAAATGGTAAGAAGACATTTAGATTTTTTAGATCATATATTAGTAGGTGAAAAACCATTAAGATTCAATCAACATCAAAACAGATTATATATTGATATGGATTGGACTAACGATATAGCTACAGACGAATATATAGTTATTGAATGTTATCGTAAATTAGATCCGTCAACATATACAGATATTTGGAATGATATTTTCCTAAAAAGATACGTTACTGCTTTATTTAAAAAACAATGGGGTACTAACTTAGCTAAATTTAATGGTGTTACTATGGTTGGTGGTGTATCACTAAATGGCGGACAAATATTCACAGAAGCCTTACAAGATATAGAAAAACTAGAAAAAGAAATTAGAGATACTTTCGAATTAAATCCAGCAATGATGATAGGATAATGACATGGCTGTTAATCATTATTTTCAAGGTGGTAACGGCATTGGAAATACCAATGAAAAAAGACTTTATGAAGATTTAATCATAGAGGGTTTAAAAATTTATGGATTTGATGTCTATTATTTACCACGTACACTAGTAAACCGAGATATAATTTTAGGTGAAGATACATTATCTAAATTTGATGATTCATATTTAATTGAAATGTATATGGAGACCACCGAGGGGTTTGCAGGTCAACAAGAACTTATCAATAAATTTGGTTTAGAAATTAGAGAAGATACAACATTTACTCTCGCAAAAAGAAGATGGCAAGACGCTGTAGATAGTCAGCACACAATGATTAAAGAGGGTAGACCAAATGAAGGCGATATCATTTATATGCCTTTAATGAATAGTTTTTTTGAAATACAATTCGTAGAAGATCAGGAGCCATTCTTTCAATTAGGCAATTTACCAGTTTACAAATTAAGAGTAACACGTTGGGAGTACAGTTCAGAAAGACTCAATACAGGTGTTACAGATATTGACGCAGCTGAAAATACTTATTCACTAGATCAATTAGCACATCAAGTTTCTTTAGAAAATGAAGCAGGTTCATTATTATTAGAAAATGATTCAATTGATCAACAAAACAACTATTTCTTATTAGAAACTTATGCTATACAAACCCAATCAACATATGCTGATAACATAGATTTGGATAATCAGGCAGGTTTTGATACATCATCAACAGCTGATGATATATTAGACTTTACAGAACGAAACCCTTTTGGAGAAGTGGATTTTTAGATGTTTGGAAATTATTTTTATAACGAAAGTATGAGAAGAATGACCATAGCGTTTGGTCAAATATTTAATAACATACAAATTAAAAGAAAAGATAGTAATGGAAATGTTGTACAATCTATAAGAGTTCCATTAGCTTATGCACCAAAAGAAAAATTTTTAGCTAGATTAGATCAACAAGCTAGTTTAGATAATAGAGAATTTGCTGTAACATTACCTAGAATGGGTTTTGATATTGCAGGTTTAGAATATGACGCAACTAGAAAATTAAATAGAATACAAAAGTATAAAACTGTCAAAGCAGATATTGATGGTAAAGTTATGAATTATAATTACGTACCTGTGCCTTATAATATTTCATATAACTTATCTACTTTTACAGCAAGTGCTGAAAGTGGATTACAAATTATAGAACAAATCTTACCTTTCTTTCAACCTGACTTTACTGTAACTATAAATGTTATACCTGAAATGAATATTAAAAGAGATGTTCCTGTAATATTAAATAGAATTAATTATGAAGATACCTATAATGGAAGTTTTACAGATAGAAGAGCTGTGATTTATACATTAAACTTTACAGCTAAAACTTACTTATATGGTCCTGCAAGAACACAAAAAGTTATTAAAGAGGTTCAATCTGATTTATATACTACAACACCAGAAGCAACACGAGAAGAAAGAATTATTGTCATACCAGAACCTACAACAGCAAATGCAAATGATGATTTTGGATTTACAACTACAATAACAAATTATTTTGATGGTAAAAATTATAATCCATCAACTGATAGTGATGAATAGAAAAGGATAAATTATGTCAAAGATAGAAGATAAGGTTAATGAGATTTTAGGTATTGAAGATAAAAAAGAACAAAATTATAATTCTATACAAACACAAGAATTTAAGCCTTTAGTTCCTCGTGTAGAAGAAAAAGATAAAGGTGATATAGATAATGATTACAAATATAGTAGAGAAAATTACTATAATCTTATTGAAAGAGGACAAGAAGCTATACAAGGTATATTGGATATTGCAAGAGAAGGACAACATCCAAGAGCGTATGAGGTGGCAGGACAATTAATCGGTCAAGTTGCAGGTACAGTTGATAAGTTGCAAGACTTACAAAAAAAATTAAAAGATTTAAAAGAATTACCTAATAAAACTTCTACAAATATTAAACAAGCACTATTTGTAGGTTCAACGGCTGAATTACAGAAAATGTTAAAGAATGAAAATACTGAAAGCAAAACAATCACACCCGAAGAAACAGATAATAGCGATAAGTGATTTAACTTACGTTAAACATAATCTGATATTAGAAGATTTATTAAAAGATAAAACTCTTATAAATCCTATAGAGATAGAAAAAGATAACCATACAGGTGAATATGGTGCAAACGGAGTATTGTATAAAAAAAAGAAATATACAGTTTTTAGAGGAAGTCGAAGAGTAACTACAGCATTAAAGTTGGGTTACACACATATAGAGGCTATAGTAATTAATGTCTGACGCATATTTGGGAAATCCCAATCTTAAAAAAGTAAATACTAAAGTTGAATTTACTAAAGAACAGATTATAGAATTTCAAAAGTGTTCAAAAGATCCTATATATTTTATGGAAAATTATGTTCAAGTAGTATCACTTGATCATGGACTTGTGCCATTTAAGATGTATGGTTTTCAAAAAAAGATTGTTGAAACTATACATGATAATAGATTTACAATCTGTAAATTGCCTAGACAATCAGGTAAATCAACAACAACTATTTCTTATCTTTTACATTATGCGTTATTTAATCCTAATTCAAACATTGCCATACTTGCAAACAAATCATCTACAGCTAGAGATATATTAGGTCGTTTGCAGCTTGCATATGAAAATTTACCAAGATGGTTACAACAAGGCGTCATTAATTGGAACAAAGGTAATATAGAATTAGAAAACAAATCAACGATTGTGGCAGCTGCAACTTCATCATCTGCTATTCGAGGAGGTTCTTATAACATAATCTTCCTAGACGAGTTTGCTTTCGTACCTACAAACATT